AATCCTTCCCAACTACGATAGTAAGAATCATAACTAACATGCTCTGGAGTTTCGCCTGCTATATTTGCTATGGCACGTTTTGCTGCAATCCACTCATTAGTAAATGCATAGACTTCAAATGGAATCTGTACTTTCTTACAGAATGCAGTGAGGTTAAGAAGTTGTTTGACAGTTGGCAATAGCTCATGCTGCATAGAACCAGACCAGTCAAGAATGAAGATCAGTCCATGGTTCTTACCATCAGGAACAACAGTTACTTTTTTGAAAATGTCTTCGTTATAAAGATAAGTATGTAACTTTGAAGTATCAAGCACACCAGTCTTAGATTGACCAGCACGAGCATAAGCGTCAGCAGACTTACGACATTCAAATTCCTTAACAAGATAGTTTACCTCTTTCTGTGACTGCTTGCGAAAATCTTGATACTGACTATCAACCTGAGAGTAAACATCATCGATATCAGATGCTTGACTATCAATCCAATCATGAAGGACAGTCCAATCTACAAGGTGGTTTTCTAGATCAACGTTTTTAGGGATCTCAATATATGTAGTGCTACGACCATAATTACGAGAGGAAAGATTTTCTGCTTTCTCATTGAAAGAACGTTGAGTTGAAGAAGTATCTCCTCCTCCAGAACCATCATCCTCTTCATCTTCATCCTCTTCATCTTCAAAAGAATCTGCATTAGATGTAGATCCTGCACCACCAAAGTTAGGTTGGATATCAGGTTGATCTTTATCTGAAGATTCTCCAGATGCTTCCTCAGCAGATTCTACTCCTTCTGCATTTTCATCTTCTTCAGTTTCTTCCTCATCAGATTGTTCAGGAGAAGCTTGAGGAATATTAGCAACCGTTTCTTCAAACTGCTTACTGAACTCATGTACGTCAACCGCAATCTGTAGAACTTCTTCAAAAGTTTCTGCGAGATCAGTACGAGCAACAAATAATTTTTCTTCAGTAGAGAAAGGAATAAGTGCATTAGCACCAATCTTAAAGTGTAGATTGATACGGTCAATCAAACTGAGTTTAGTAAGATCTTCTCCCTGAATATTAAAGAAGTCACGATCGTTTAATTCTTTGTAACCACCAGCAAAAGACTTACGAAGACCTGGATACTTACGCTTCATTAGTTTCTCGATACGAGCGTCTTCAATTACATTGACAAAATCCATAGGACAGTCAGCAATGTCTCTCCAGTCTTTGTTAGGAGTGAATAGTGCATGACCCACTTCGTGACCGACAAGCATATCATATACAATGTCTGATGCTTTGTCCCAGTTAGGGAGAGTCAAAATACGACGGTCAACGTCGAAGGAAGCTGTGTAGCACTGCTTATGCTCTACAACAAGATTCTCTGTAGCGAGAAGACGGGCAAGGTTACCTTTGATTTCTTTGTTGTTTGACATGTGTCTCTGTTGCTGATGTATACATCATAACAAATAAACAACCTAGCCAACCAGTCCGTGTGTCACTTCGTTAACTGTCACGTTGAGGGTAGAGTAGTTCTTTACCTTCTCCACAGAGATAGTACGGTCGAACTTATCGTCCATACCCTGCTTGTGACTGATTACAAACACCTTGGTGCTGTCATCAAAATTTCTTAGGATCCATCCTAGATCAGACGTACCCGATGTGTCAAGTGATCCATCAAAGATCTCATCTAAAATAAGGAGGTTAGTATCCACGCTATTCTTAAGCTTAGCAATACTACGCCAAGTGAGCAGAAGAGCGATATCAATACGAGCTTTTTCGCCTTCACTGAAACTATCGTAAGAGAACACATCACGGTATCTAGATTTGATTTGCTCCTCAAAGTTCTCGTCTAGGGTAAAATTGACATAAAACTCCATACGTTGTAAGAAATCGTTAATCAACTTATTCATAGTAGGAAGATAGGTTTTGATGATCCTAGTCTTGATACCATTATCTTTAAGGAGTTGACCCGCTGTTGTAAGAACATCACGATCAGATTTCAAACTAGCTTGTTGTTTATTCAAACTCTTTTTGTTTTCAACCAAAAGTTCTAGTTTGTTATACTCCGATTTCTTATCAACATTATCACTGTTTAATTCTACAATTTCTTCTTCAAGTGATTCCACTTGTTTACGAATTGTCATCAGTTGAAAATTGGTTTGTGAAATTGTAGTGTTGATATCATTTACTGTAGTAGAAAGTTCAGTAAATTTATTAAACCTAGTTTCTTCTTCTCCTATAGCAGAGAGGATATCATTATATCCTACAAGCATTTCATCAACTTTACCCCGACCTTCGTCCAGTTTTAGATTACGAAAATCTTCACGTAGGTCTTGTGTACACGTAGGACACACATGGTTGTTCTCAAAGAACTCAAGTTCTTTCTTACATGTGTTCAGTTTATGTGTTACCTTGATCAAGTATGTGTTCAACTTTCGCAATTTCCCGTTTGATTGCTGGTACTCATGCATTTCTTCATTAAGATTACAGATTTGTTGTGTCAAAAGAGAAACATCTTCCACACCTTGTAGCTCAGTTTTCTTATATACATCTATCTTTTCTTTCTTGCGATCAATCTCTTCTTGATTTCTCTTTTCTAAAGTAAGCATAGTTTGCTTTTGCAATTCAATCTTATCCTTTAGAAGATCTAGTTGATAATTGATGTCGCGAACTTCATCATTGTTCTCACGCATCTTATCTTTCAAAAGAACATTCATAGTAGAGAATACTTGGATATCCAAGATGTCCTCAATAATATCGCGACGTTGACCACCAGGCAGTTTCATGAATGGGATAAACGTAGAGGATCCCAACACAACAATCTGTGTAAATGATTTGTAGTTCATCTTGAGCACGTTCTGCTCAAAGTTTTTCTGCTGATCGTTTACTGAACTTTCTTGATTCCATAACTGTCCATTACAATAGATCTCAAACTTGTTAGGTTTGATACCACGAATAACTTTGTAGTCTAGCTTACCAATACGAAACTCAATCTCGACTACGCAATTTTTTTCATTAATACTATTAACTAGAGACCCTTTACTAATCTTGCGAAATGGTTTTGCAAACAGCGAAAAAGTAAGAGCATCTAAAATGGTGCTCTTACCTGCTCCGTTGTCTCCAACAATTAAATTTGTTCTACCTTCTTCTAAATTAATTTCACTAAACACATTACCCGTGGATAAAAAGTTCTTCCAACGGATTTTTTCAAAAATAATCATTCTGCAGAATCTTCAGGTGGTATCAAAAAATCGTCAGGCGTGATAATGGAAAACTTTTGACCACGGTCTTGACATGCTGCTATTATAACATGATCTTCCATTTCCACAACCTGCATTGGAGGATATTCAATGTCCTCCTCCATCATCATCAAGTATCTTGATGCATCGTCATTATCAATAAAGATAGGTATAACCCTATCCTTTGCCGTGTCAAACACAGAGTATACACCGTCTGGATGATTTTCTAATGTTAGAACAAACATTATGCAACATTACAGCTTTCAATATATAGTGTTCTCATTAAAGACTTAAGTTCACTTTTGTCTACGGCAATCTCTACTTCATCAATGTACTCATTAAGAAGAGTCATTGTGTCTTTAGTTTCAAGATCTGCATCCTCTATGTTATCTGCATCAACTAAGGTCTCAACAATTTTTACATCATGAGCACCTACGTTGTAAAGACGATCAACCAATGTTTCAAACATTTGGTAGTCACGTTTTTCTTCAACGATGAGTTTGATGAACTTGTCTTTATAATCAGATACATCTGATTTGTTGTAGTCGGTAGCTGCGTCATCGTAGAAGATCTTCTCAAAGATTTCATACGGATTTCTGATAAACTTAAGTCTATCACTTTCAGTATCGTAGATATGGAAACCGCGAGAGTCTTTATAATCATTCCAGAACATCTGATAGGGGTTGCCAAGATACTGGACATTACCATGCTTTGACTTATGATGAAAATGTCCTGACCATACTCGTTTAAAGTTTTTAAAATCAGAAACTCTAAATCCACCATCAAATTTCATGCCAGGTGTAACTTCAAATCCATCACACTCTAGATGACCACACATGATATCAGCGTCAGAGTTTGTCATAACATCTACGCTACTAGCTTTGTTTTCTGAATTGATCCACGGCATCATCAGAAACTTTTTACTACCAAGTTTAATATGCTTTGGTTCAGCATAGATATTGATATTGCTATACTTCTCTAAAAGAAGTTCGGGTGAATTAATTTTGTTTGTATTTTTATAATACGTACAATGGTTACCCAAAATCATATGAACTTTATAATCTACCAGTCGTTTGAAATAATTAGTATCAACACGATTAAAAGTATTATAGTCCATTGACTTTCGGTTATCAAAAGTGTCACCTAGATCAATGATAGTATCGATACCTTCTTTTTCAAGAGTTGGAAAGAATACATTGTCATAGAATTTCTGGAAGTAATTCCAAAAGGGTAAAGAACCCTTTCGTCCATCAAGATGTTGATCCGTTATTAGTGCTATCTTCATCTTTAATAAATTCTCCTTTTTCGTAATCAAATCTAGGATGTGGGGCAGACGGCACCCAAGGGTTTTTTGATGTGTTGTGTATAACAATAAACTTATCAGCAGCAAATGTACCTGCAATACTGACTCGAATTTCATCATCATCTTTCCAATTAAATGAACCATCTTTTTTAGTATGGTTCATTGCTTCTTGGATCTGGTCAATAACTTCTTGTGTTAGTTTCATTGCAAATACTCCACTATCTTTAGTATACCATATGCTGTAAATACTTGAGGAATTATAAAAGCAACCATTGCTACAATCCAAAAGACATAGTAATAATTTTCTTTATTCTGTGTTCTCATTGAGGGGAATGATCTTTAAACTTATCATGGTTGCCATCACCTGGCATTTTACCAAAAGCAATATATTCAACAGCTTGTAGAGAACCTTCCAGTCTAGTCAAGTCTCTCTCAATTTTAATGTATTCATCATACGCTTCTTGTAGTAATTCTTTTTTCTCAGTTAACTGAGCAGTTCTCTTTGTGAAACGCTCAATTAATTGTTCATTGTTTTCTACAGGTTTAATTTTCATTGTATCTAATTGTTAGTGATTGCAAAAATTCTCCCGTTGGTTTAGAAACTTTCCAAGTTGAATCTTTCGATGCAAAGGATAGTTTACAACGTATCTTGTTTGATGAGAGACGAATCATTCTCACCATAGCTAGATTACGTTCCAATTCATTGAGCATCTTCTTGTGTTTTATTGTATACTATAATTCGATTGCCATCATGTGTAAACATGAGTTCATCATCATGACCCCAACAAAGTTCTTCGTAAAGATCATTAAGTTTTTCCATGTCATCATATAAGGTGTTGGGGTTTGGCATTATCGATTCATTTTAGTTTCAATGTTTTCTTTGATGCTACCCATGTCAGAATAAGAAGCATTCATACCAGACATACTACCATCATATGTGTCTGTGTGCATGACTTCATCATATCCTGACCGTTCTAGGATCTTACCTTTGATCTCTAGCTGCTTCTTTTCTTTTTGGATCCTACGCAAGAATGCATAGTAAATGATCTGAGTAAAATAAGCGAATGGGTTCTTAGATTTTTCAGGGTCAAAGTTGTCAATATACTGGAGGCAATTTTCAATGCCGTCACAGATCATGTCCTCACGGAACATGTAGTTAACAAAGTTAGGTTTATAAGATAGGTGTGTTGCGATCTTTAAAAAGCAAGAACCAATATAATTGGTAACTCGTGGGCGAGGTTTGCCTGTTTCTTTAGCAGCATGAACGTTTTGCCGAAAGTCAGTGATCGCAGCAAGGAACTCTTTATTATTGACGTAGTATTCTGTCTTTTTTCGGGTCATTACTGCATATGCCATGGTTTGTTACCATTATCATGTACTAAGGATAGCACAATGAATTGGATTTGTAAAGGGGGCTTGACAGAACCTCATAAACTGAGTACAATTAACCTTGTAGAGGTTCAGGTCAAGGTATTAGCTTTTATTAAAGATATCTTCTAAAGACTTTTTCATTTCTTTTACTGATCCTAGATATCCAGAATCACGAGTTAATTTCCCTGCTCTTCCAGTTAGACTCTTTCCATTTTCTAACCTCTCTAAAGTTTTTTCGTAGAAGTCTTGAATCATGG